GGGGGCCGTCGCGGCTACGAGTGCCCCTATGCCAGCCAATAAAGCCCCGAATGGGTTAGCAGCGGCTACAGCATTGAAAGCGCGCATTGCAGCGGCGGCGCTTTTGAAATTACCTGTAAGTACTGCTTTGGCGGCTGCCAATAAATAAGTTGCTTTGGTAGCCATTCCGTTGAGGGTTGTTGTGATTTTAGTTGCCGCATTGTACAAAAGGGTTTGTGCTGTACCTACTTTGGTGATATTAGCAGTTATAAACACAGCAGCGCGGTAGCTCACTACGGCGGTAGTACATACCACTATGGCTTTTGCTAAAAAGGCGATACGCTCGCGGAAGACTTTCACGCCGTCGCCTGCCTTGGAGGTTACCCCCGTGAGCCAGCCCAGTAGCTTGATAAGTCCGCCGAACCATTGCGCCATAGTGTCGGAAGTAAAGGTTTCGGCAAATACTTTTTTGATCTTCTCCCATATAGCGGCGGTATTTTCGTTCACCTTGTTGAACTCGTTCTGTATAGAAGTGCCGTCCTGCATTGCTTTCCCTGAGAGGTTCATCAGTTCGCGGAAGCGGTCGGCTTTTTCGCCTGCTGTACCGAGGGCTTTCTGTATTTCGAGGGTGTTGAGCTTTAAACCTTTGAGTACGCCTGCTGTTTGTTCAGCTCCTAAGCCTTTGAGGCTTTCGCCAAAGCGCAAAAAGAACTCTTCGGGGTGGGTGTTGAACAGTTCGGAGGCTTCTTTGGTGGTGAGTTTCATCTGTTTGGCAAAAGCTGCGATATTGTTACCCGCTACGCTCATAAAGCGCGAGTAACCGCTGGAAGCCACTTCGGCATCGATACCGCTTTCCTCAAAGGCAGCCCCGAGTCCTAATGTTTTTTCGATAGAGGGCTTTAGCACGGCAGGTAACGCCCCTATGCGGGTGGCAAAATCGGTGATGTTCTGCTCGCTACTGCTACCATTAGCCCCCAGTTCGTTGAGGGCAGAGCCAATGGCGTTGAGGGCTTCGCCGTAGTTTTGGTCGCGGGTTTCCTCGAATAGGTTTTTGAGTTTGCCGACCTTGGTAGTTACCTCTTCCAAACCGCCTTGGAAAGAGTCGCCTAAGGCAACGTATATCTTATCGATTTCTTCGGTGAACTCCTTGATTTGCTCTTTATCGGTAATACCCAAGCGACCGCCTATTTGGGCGATATTGAGGAGTTCCTGCTTGGAGGTGCGGGTATTGAGCTCATCAAACTCGTTCCACAACTCGCGTACCTGCTCGGAGGCGAGCCCTGTGGTTTTCTCTACGCCCGTCATTAGGTCGGATACTTTGAGGAGTTCGTCCACCGATTCGCGGGCTTTGCCTACAAATGAAGAAAAGAAGCCCGTGATAAGGTTGCCAGTGAATACCCCGCGCACGATGTCGCCAAAGCGTGATGTGCTGGTAGCCGTTTGGGTGATAGCTCCATTCACTTGGTTGATTTCATCGCGTACACGGTTGAAGTGCGCTTGTGCCTCACGCAATTGCGCTGCGCGCTGTTGGAACTCTTCAGTACCAGGAGTGAGGTTGCGAAGTTCACGAGAGAGTGTGCGCACCTCGCGATTTAAGGCAGTAAAAGTATTCTCTACCTCCTTACCGTTGATACGTATCGTAAGTTGTGATGTAGTGTTGTTGCTTGCCATAGTGTTGATGTAACTAATTTGAGGCAAAAGTAGAAGAAAGGTTTTTTATTGGAAAGGACAAAAAAAGCCCCCGTAGGGGCTTCTCCGTGCCGTAGGCAAGATGTAGGAGTTATAAACTGTTGTAATCTTCGTAAAATTCTTCTATCTGCTGCTTTTCACGCAATACGATGAACGAGAGGGAGAGCATATACGAAAGCACATCGCGTATGGTTGCCTTTTCATCGGGGGTGTTGATGATATTAGGGTCTTCGGTGGAGCGGATAATAGCGAAAAGTTCTTCCTGCTTATCTTTCCATTCATCGAAATAATAGGTAACATTGTGTGTCCATTCTGAGAGTTTGATGCCGAGCTCTTGGCTCAAGGCGCGAGGGGTTTTGTTGCTTGTTTTCATAGGTTTATTTGTTTAGGTGTTTGTTGATGATTAAGCCGTTGATAGCTTCGGTAAGGGTAGGGGCGGAACTCTCTACCTTTTTGCCAAAGAAAGTGAAGTGCAAGTACCATACGCCTTTGCTAAAGCGTACGCGCAAAGAGCCTCCCGCCTCTTCGGCTAATACCATAAGGTCGGGAGTAGCCCCCGAACCCCCGAAGGGGGACAAGCCGGAAAGCTGATTAGGAGATTGTTTTTTACTGATTTTTTGAAGTGCTTTTTTGGAGAGGGTTTTAAGTTTTTCTTCCTCCCAGCGTTGTTTTACGATTTCGCGGAAGCGTTTGCGCGCTGCTTTTCTTTGCGCGATTTCTTCTGAAGTTAAAAATTCTTGTTGTAACATAAGATATAAAATAAAAAAATCCGTGAGTGGGTGTTGTTACAACAAGAGCAATTGCTATTTGTTTGTACGTTATTACTAACGCACGACACCTTCACGGATTATATTGTGAATAAAAATGATTAATCGCAATAATATACAATTATTGCTCTATGTTGTAACGGTGCAAAGGTACGACAGTTTTTTTAATGTGCAAATATTTTAGGAAAAAATTTAGTAAGGGATAGGGAGACGTATTGTCTAAACAGACAATACATCCCCTATTTTTAGCCCAAAAAAGACCCAAAAAAGGAGGATAGATTGTCTAAACAGACAATCTATCCCCTCTTTTTACCCTAAAAAAAGCCCTAAAAAAGGAGATACATTGTCTAAACAGCAAACACATCTCTGCCTTTTTATACCATATAGCTTATAAAAAAATAGCCTGCAAATCATTCGCAGGCTATTTTTATTTAAAAGAGGGAAGGTGTTTCTTCAATAATTTGTTTGTCAATTTTCTTTAGGTATTGTTTTATTTGTTCGCTTTCTTGTTTTAGGGTGATAAGCTGTAGGTATTGAGGGTTGCTTTTGAGTTCTTGTTCTACCCTCTCTATTTTCTTTTGGGTATCAGCTTGTTTTTCTAACAACTTCTTTCTACCTATTATAGCCCCATTGAAATAGTTAAACAACACCTCATAACATTTCATTTGGTACTGCTTTAAAGCTTCTGATTTAGACCTAAGCGAAAAGAGCCAACCGTAGATGTATTTTTCGGGGAGGCAAATCATCTCTTTAGCTCTTCCTAAGGTATCAACCATTTGCTGTTTAGCAAATAGTTGAGATAGATTTTTGTCCTCTGAAATGTTTTTGTAAGCGCGAATGTAATCTACATTCAAAGCATCGCAGATAGGTTTGATAGCTATCCAATACTCATTGCCTACTTCTTTGAAGTAGATAGTCTTTTCGTTGAAAGACAGAAAATTTTGTGGTTTCATTAGTTATAAGTTTTAAGGAAGCCCTTGCTATTGATAGTTAAAAAACTTTGCCAAACTTATAAGGCTTGGCAAAGTGTCCTTATAACTAATATCAACAGCGAAAGAACTTCGTGTTTGACGGTGCAAAGGTACAGCAGGACAAAAAAATGTAAAGGACAACTTTTTGAGGCTAATTGACGATGGTTTGTTGTCCGTTAGGGTTCTTATCGAGGGTAGTGAGGTTGATATTGGGGAAGTTGCCGTATAGGGTGCTGTCCCAGTTGTTCCAATCGCGGATACGCTCGAAGACTTCGAGGGTGCGCAATCGCTTTACAGGCATACGGGTGGAGAGAATGGTGTACGCCTCGCGTTTGTCGCTACCACTACCACTTAGATTTTTGCCCCCTGGTATACCTGCCCCGAGCAGACAAGGGTCTACCCCCATAGGGAAGAGTATCTCGGAGTTGCCGGCACTGGCATCGGGCAAGAAATTGCCGTCCTTAATCTTGTCGTCGATAGGGATTACCTCGATACCTTTGATAAGGTTGTTGTTGTTATCGCGGAAGAAAGGCGATACGAACGAACGCCCTGCTGCTTTGTTGCCACTCATATGCTCATCGATTGCCTTAATGGTTTCTTGGCGGGCGACTTCGCGTTTTTCTTGTGGCATCTCTTGCCATTCCTCGCGCCCAAATTTGTGAAGGAAGAAATCATCGGCGATGTATATCACGTACTTTAGGTTCAATTGGTTTTCAAACATATACTTTTTGAACGAGGGCACGGAAAGGACTACATCTACCCAACCGTTGTAGAAGGAACTATGCCATTTTACCTTGGGGTAATTCTTTTCGGTAGTAAGCGGGCGCATTACGGGCACGATAAACTTTTCGATTTTCTTTTCCTTGCAATAGGTTTTGAGGGTTTCGACATTGTGAATATCGGAGAAAAAGGGCACTTCTACGGTTAGTTCGTCGTTGAGGGTATCGCCCCAAGAGGTATTGATATAGACTTTATCGACAAAGCCTTTTTTGTTGGGCACGCCTAAGCGGCAGTGTGGGGCTTGCTGGCGTTTTACGGATACGATTTTGTCGAAGTTGGGAGCGAGTAGATACTCGACAAAGGCAATGCCGTAGGTTTCAAAATCTTCGATAATCTCTGCCATTGTTACATCCCAACGGCAGGTTTTGAAGAAGCTATCAATCTCAGGGAAAGCCGAGCGGAGGCGTTCGCGCGTGGTTACGCCCTCTTCGGTTTCTATATCTTGGTAAAGGCGGAAGCCCAATCCGTAGTGAGCGGAGATGAGCACTTCCAATCCCCCAATAGCAGCGCCCGTTTTGTTGAGTTTTTTGGTGAACTCTTGTGGGTATAGGTTATTGTCGCCCCAAGCGGCATACTTATCGGTGTCGCTTGAGTCCTTTTGCGTTTTAGGGGTGGAGAGGCTTTGCTTATCAGAGCCGAAAATAACAGCCGTTTTGGAGGCTGAAAGCATATAAAAATCTTTGTCTAATTGTTTCATTATTTCCATTTTTCACTTTGGTAAGTGTAGCCAAAGTCGTTAATAATAATTGATACCATTTGTAGCACATTCATTTGATTGCCTGCGCGTTTGGTTACTTCAATATACTCGCTATCGTTCCAATCGATATTGTAGCAGAAGCCGTCGCGTAGTAGATAGATAGAAGGATATATACACGTTTTCCACACATCTAATGAAAGAATACGGTTAGCAGTTTCTTTACTGAAAAAGATACTCCCTTGATATTCTTCATTGGCTGTTCTTTTCATTATATTTTCAGGAGGTTTGTATCCTTCAGGGAAAAACTTTGTAAAATAGAATACAGGTTTTCCGTAGTTATCGGATAAATCTTTTTTGCTTACTATATTCATTTGCTAATTAATAGATTACTTCTTTTCCGTTGAAAGAGACGATAAAGAGGATACATATTTTTTTTATAGTGCCGTCGCTGAGTTTGATATTGCGGGTTTTGTTTTGCCAGTGGTTGGGGTTCTTTTCAAAATCTTGCTTGTTGCGGGGTTGCTGCATAAGGGTTGCGCCCGTGTAAGTGCAGAGTTTGCCGCCAAAGCTGTTTTGCCTATTGTAGGTGCGTACGGTTATGGTGAAAGGTATTGGCTTTTTGCGCTCATCGAGTTTTCTCATTTCAGCCAGTACGTCCTTTAAAAAAACTTTGTTCATAAGGGTTGGGGATTTATTGGGCAAAGGTAATAGGTAGGGATATATTGGGAAAGGACAGGCTTTTTTATCATTATAAAAGTGTTAAGTACTTGATATTGAATAGGTGAAGCGGGTGATGGCGCGGGTATGTGTTCATTGAAAGACGACGAAGCCCATCGCCGCCTTAGTGATTTTTACAATTTGAATTTAGGAAAATGGGGTGATATATGGTGGAGGGCAGGTGGCAGGTGTTAGGTTTCAGGTTTCAGGGAATAGAAAAGGGGCGGGGCGCGCCGGGGCGGGGGGGGCCCGCCGC